TAATCCACCAGCTTGACCTAGTTGAGCTATATCAGCTTGTTGCATTGCTTGTTGTTGAGCTCCTGCTCCAAGTAATTTACTACCTGTACTTAATGCAGCATCTGTTTGAAACTTTTGTTGTGTTTGTGCAGCACCAAGAGCTTGTTGAAAACCACTAGCTTGTAATTGACCAATTGTTCCTAATCTTCTGCCTTCTTCTTCTGCCCTTTGCACACCTTCTCTTCCTCCACCAAAAGCACCTGCTTGAACTGCTTGTGCTGCCATTTGATTTTGTTTCATAGCTGATTGTCTATTAACTTCATCAACTACATATCTTTGGTAAGGATTCATGAAAGCATCTATATCTGGTTGTTGTGCCGCTAATAGATTACCACTTAATATTGAAGCTATACCAGCTGTAGCAGCAGGTGTTCCTGTACCAGTTTGTCCTGCCATCTGAAAAGCTTGTTGTTCTAATGGAGATGGACCTGCTACTTGATACTCAGGAACTTCTAAAGGTTGTCTTGCTAACTCAATCGCCTCATCATACAATGAGAGTTTTCTTGCTTCAATTTCTGGAGCTTCTCTTTGAATAGCTGTTTGTGTGCCACTTGTTGATGCTGGTGCCGGTGCCGGTGCTGGTGATCCTCCGCCAAATAAAAAAGTCATATGCTAATCTCCTTTCTTAATAACACAGCTTTCTTTTTAAAACCTGGTAATACTCTATGCCACCCCTCTCGCCCTAAGATATCTACTGCATTAAAATGTCTTTTTTTTGCAAATTCTTCAATATCAACTACAATGTCTTTGACATCTTCCATATCACCTCCACCTAAAGCTATTCGTAAAGTGTTTTTTATTTTTATGCAAACACAAGCACTTTTGTTTTTGGTAAATAAAAAACATTGATGCCCTTTAATTCCTTTCTCTAAATCGTCTTTCGTAAACCCTTCACTCATTCTAGCTGCGGGTTCTAACACCGCCCATATTTCATCCGTAATTTGCATCACGTCACCAGGTCGTAAATCCTCTTCAGCTGATCTTGTTGATTATAAAAAAACTTTGCTCCTTTTGCTCTCATATCTTTAATATCTTTAGGATCAGCTCCTTGCATTATACCAGCACCAAGTATCGCATCTGCTCTACTTACAAACTCTCCATCTGCTAATTGTGCTAACATTGTATCTTTGTCTTTGTCTGCTATATCTGTTGCATCTTCTATATACCCTGCTGCTCTAACATAGTTAGAAACATCTTTTTCATCATGATCTAATTTACTTGGTAAATATTGCACACCACCACCTTCTTTGAAACCTGGTGCAGCTTCTACTATACCACCTTTAGCAAAAGTATATAAAGGATTGTCTTGATTATAACTGTATAAATCAGGGTTAGGCTCTTGCATCTGACTATAATCAAACCTATCTCCTAAACCTTCAACATTTTCTCTTTGTCTTTCATATGCGGCAGCATATTGATTTTGGTCAAATAACTCATCCATTGGTTTTGGCTCAAATGGTTTTGGTTGTGCTGCTAGTGAAGCTAATCCTAAACCACCTGCTACTTTAACTCCTGTTGGTAAAGCTTTAAGCTTTGCCATAATGTTTGCTCCTGTAGTAGCTGAGCTTAATCCTGTCGTGGTGCCAGCACCAACAGAACCTAATCCAGCTGCTCCAAAATAACCTACACCTGTACCTAAAGTACCACCTATCAACATGTTTTTTAATAAATCTCTATTTGAACCACCTGAGGCTTTAGTATATAAAGCTCCTAGACCTGCTCCTATTACTGCTGCCATCACTGGAAATGCCATTATTATCTCCTAAGTATTTATACCTATAGTCTAACTGTTTTTATCTTGTCTATCAAGACCTACAGGTATCATTTCGTCAATGAGTCTGCCAGTAAACTGATACTCACCAACATGTGTTATATATTCTGTTATTAAAGCATAACATTTACCACCTATATTAGTCCATAATCTAGAGAAAGCAAAGTCTTCACCATAGTATTTTTTATCCTTTTCATCATAGTATGTGTCAAAAAAGTTATACAAATTAGGCTTGTATTTTTTTATACCATCTACAACAGTTTCTTGTTTTATAGTTTTTTCAGGGTAGGCCTTTATCATTTTATCTATAGCTTCTCTTTTTAATAACATACAACCTGTTGGTGAAAAGTTTAGTTCTATCATGCCATCTTTAAAATTTATATCATCTTCAGCATCTTTAATTCTTACAGGAAACATGTTGCCACTTGTGCTAGCTTGCAAGTCATTCATGTTTTGCATATCTTTATTTTTTTTAAATACCTTATCCCATTGTATAATTTTCATAGGGTAAGGTATACTTATGACATCCACATCTTTTTCTATCATTTTAAATATTGAGTCTGGGTAAAAAAGTATGTCACTATCTATAAACAACAAATGTGTAAAGTCAGAGTTTAAGAAATGTGATACACATAAATTTCGACCTGCTGTAACTAAAGATGATTTCATAAGTTGTAATTGAAACAATACACCTTTCTCAAAACACATAGTTTGTAGTTTTATAATTGACTGCATATAATGTATAGAAACATCACTATGAACAGGTGTTGCTACAAATAGTTTAATCTCTTTCATTCAACACACCTTGTAAAAAATTTGTCCATTCTATCTTTTTCTTGTCCCAACTATAAAATTTTTTAACAAAGTTTTGTTGCATTTGTAAGTGTTCAAACACCTCTGGCTCGTGTATCGTGTTTACTGCTTGACGTATCGCAGATGCAAATTTACTAGCAAGTCTTTTCGTATCTTTCTCATAAGTAACATATACAGGAAACTCGGAGCAAGTTTCATATAAAGCACCAAAGTTTGTCACAATACAATATAATCCAGCAGCCATTGACTCAAGAGCTGCATTACAACTTGTCTCCTCCCATATACTTGGATAAGCAAACATATGATAACGATACATAAACTTTTGTATAAAAGAATGTTCTTTATAACCGATATAAGTCACGTTCTCTAGTTTTCTAGCTTGCTCATATAAAGGTTCATACGTTTGTTCATGTTCTTTTTCAAAGTCTGCACCATATATTTTACAGCTACTAAATACATCTACATGTACATTACAATCCTGTAATAAACTCATCGCACCTAACAAAACATTTAATCCTCTCCAAGGTGTAACATGAAATAACATTCGTATCATATTACCTTCTTTAAAAGGTGTAAGTGTAGGAAAATTGTTTACACCATTTTTTATTACATGACATTTATGCGTGGGTATATCAAATCTATATCTATATTTTTCATAGTTCCAATGACTATTAAAAATATACCAATCAAATTTATCGTGATTACTTTTATCTTCAAACCATGGATATATATTAGGTTGATCGTGACTGTTTTTTTGCCACAATATATTTATTTTACTTTTACTTAATTCAACTTTACCAGGTATAGATGTGCATATTTGAAAATTATCTAAAAGTTTGTTATCAACATAATGAGATAAAAATCTGTGTTGTATTTCTGTACCACCTAAAGGAATCATGTGCCATACTCTAATAAAAGTTCTTTACCTTTTTTTACTTTAGTTATGGTTACTACTTTATATACTAAATAATCATCCCAATCTAAATCAATAAATAAACGGCAGTTTGGTTCTTCACTATGATTAATGAAGCCACCCATCGGAGTTCTAACATACCCATGTATTATAGGTATTTTTATATGACTCATACCTAAGTCATATTTTTTAGGCAAATCACATTTTGCAAACACACCATGTCCGTGAGTAGAGCTTACTCCTATCATTAATTCTTCTGGTAAAGGGTTATAGTAAAACCTGTCGTATTTAATTTTCATCTTTAGTTTTACTTATTAAAGATAAAGCTTCTTTTGGAACTATAATATTTACGTCAACAGCTATATCTTCTTTTTTTGTATCAGTGTTAGGATTATTAACATCGTGCTCTGCATCCTCTTTAGACGCATATTTTACATTAGTTTTTATATTACGATACGTTTCTTGAGACTCACACTTAATAGTTTTCATTCATATAATATCCTACAAATGAATAGATAAATCAAGTGTTAACTAAACCAACACACAATACTATATCTGGTGCCAGAGATAATTGGTTGAATTGAATGAGGGTACATAAAATTACTAGGAAACATTACTAAGTCTCCTGTTTTTAATTGTACTTTACTGTATGCAAATTGTTGGTTATGAGGGTAATAAAATATAAGATCGCCTCCTTCATAATCTTGATTTAAATTAATTATAAAAGATAACTGTCTGTTTACTTGGTGAAAAGCATCTGTATGTTTTTTATAAAAATTACCTTTTACATATTTCAACAAATTAATAGATTCTAATTTTAACTCTTGGTGTAAACTTGGAAATAACTTTTGATATTTTTTTATTGCAGCACTGCAAGTATTAAATATTAAATTTTTATATAACAGATCGTGTTGGTTAGATTCGTTTAATCCAAAAGTATAAACATTTCTATATTTAACGTCTTCAATATCTTTACCATCTTTTAATAAAGTAGCTTTTTTAGACGGACTAATTTCTATGTATTCCGATAAATTTTTACATACTTTATTATCTAAGGCTTTTTCTACTTTAAAAATAGCAGAGCTTATTTTATCCATTTTCTTGAGAACGATCAATTAAAGCATAACTTATTAAGCCTTGTATTTTACTACTACCTGTGGCTGCTTGCACAGTAATAGCATCACCAGCCTCTAAATTTAAACCTTGCGGTGAGGCATTTACCTGCGACTTAGCTGGCACGTCATCTCTAAAGAATTCATATTCAGTGCTAGAATCAGATGAATCAACAAAATTCATGTTTACTAAAATAGCAGAAGAAGCATCATTGTTTGCACAGTAGACACTTTTAATAATCGCTGTTGCATTAGTTGGACATGTAAACACTGTTGTTTTGCTTGTATCAGTCTGTTTGTACCCTTGGTTTTTATATTGTATTGTCATGATAGAAAATACTCAAAGGCTTGTTGGTCATTTTTAATTTCTTGTTGATAACTAAAATTTAACTTTTGTATTATTTGTGCTATGGCTAAATTTATTAGTCTTTGATTTTCTATATTATATTCTTCTTTTGGTTCTGGTATAAATGTATTTATTTTAGACATTCTTTTTTTCTTTTCTTATAGCATTTTTACATTCTTTTGCTAGCCTAGCAACTTCTGATTTACCCATAACTTTAGCTCTTTGCTCCATTACAGTCAATATTTGTATTTTTCTAGCATAAGGTTTATTTATTCTTTTAACTTTTCTACAAGTTGCTTTTGCATCAGATAAAGTTGCAAACTTAATTGATACTGTATCTTTTGGGTTTTCATCTGTGTATAATCTTCTATCACTACCTTTAGGTTTTTTTCCTGTTCCCTTTTTTGGATCTGCCACTAATTACTCCTTGTAATGTTTTAGCTTGTTTAGCATGAGTTCTAGATGCTTTTTTTAAAGCTGTAACTACCTTTTTAATTTTAGTTTTAGCTTTTTTCATTTACGTTTACCTTTCTTTTTATCAGGTTCTTTTATTATAGCTCTATATATTATATCAGGTGGTGCCATAAAATAACAGTATTCTTTTATTGTAAGTAATTTAAAAGATTTTTGTTTTTGTAAACCCCACTTAAAATCTTTTGCATTTTCTTTTATTAAAGAACTATAAAATTTGTATTGTTCAGGCCATTCATTTTTTGTAAACTTCCAAATTTTTGCTGCATTTAATACTATTGCGTAGGGATTAGAGGTGTGGTCACTTTTCCATATTTTTTCATTGTCTATGCTAACAATATTTTTTATATCCATTCATTAACGCCTACCATCAGGTTGAACATCAGCTTTAAATGTGCCATATCTCCAACTTTCATTTGTTGTCTCGTTTTCTATTTTTAAATTAATAGCTCTAGCTCTTGCTCTTGTGTCTACTTTTTGTGTTGAACTAGATATGGTAAAAGGTCCTAAACTACTACTGGCTTCCGTGTCACTTGGAAAATCTTTTAAGTTTAAAGTAACTTTAGCATTACCATCAAGTGCTCTAAAATCAGGTACAAATCTTCTTATTTTCATAAAAAATTCTCCTGTAGCAATCACTCCATCTCCTTGTCCTCCTATCTCAAAATCACCACTTTGTATACTGCCAATAATAGCAGTTTGTATTCCGTCTGATTTTACTTGATTGACTCCTTTTTCATGTGCATACAAAGTTGTAGCCCCGTTATTTGTTGTAACACCTTGAATAATAGGGAAAGTAGGTGCTGTAGATGTGCTATATTCTGTAGCGTATGGGTTGTCATATATTGTTTTGTCATAGTAAGTTGTTCTAGATAAAGAGCCAATAGTCCACAAACCCTCTGCATAATTATAACTTACTAATCTATCAATTTGTGTAGATCCTTCTTTAGGATAAAACCAATTAATTTCACTAAACAAAGAATTATATCCAGCATACACTACATCTGCTGCATCAAAATTAATACCTAAATCATCTGTATCTTGTGTAGTAAAAACAAAATCTTCTACGGAGCAAGGTATTTTTTTCACAGTGCCATCAAATAAATAAAAACCACCAGCCTGACCCATCCAATATACTACACCATTCACAGCAACCATTGCATGTTGTGATATTAAACCACAGTTTGCTCCAACTTGTTGTATGCCAAAAGTAAAAGGAGGTCCAACAAACTGCATAGTATATGCAGAAGTATCTGTTAATATTAAAATATAACTACCTGCATTTACTGCACCCACTATTTTTGTACCGCTATCAATTCTAAAAGTGCCTGCTGTGTTAGTAGATGTAGGAGTGTAGTCTTCAAAATTTTCTTGGTCTGCAAAACGTATAAACATTTTATCTTGAGAGCTTGTACCTACAGTAGTTTCAGTGCCTAAATGTATTAAGTGTCTGTCTCTGTCGGAAACTACAGTCATCACACTTTGTATTGGTGCGTTATTTATGACTGTAGCTCTTGTTGACAGAGCCGAGGCACTGCTCGGGTTCCATTGAAAAGTCTTATTGTTTTTTACAGTCGCAACTAATATTTGCCCAAAATTATCTAATGACCAGTTTCCTGGTTCTAATGTTACTTCACCTGTGGGCGAAGCGTCACCCCATCCAGTAAAGCTCGAGGCTTCTTGCACTACAGCACCATCACTGTGAGCTGATCTAGTTGATCCAGAAGCTCCTCTTGATATACCAGTAACAGTGCTACCTGCTACACCAGTATATGTTATTAATTCTTCTCCTACTTTTAATGTACCTCCACTACTACTAAAACCAGATATAGAGGTTAGAGTAATTGCAGTACCAGAACCACCAGTTCCATTTGCATCATCTAGCAAAGCACCATTTAATGTTGTGCTTGTAATAGATGGATTAGTTCCACCATACAATCCAGAACCAAAACCATAACCAGTAACTTGTACTGCGTCACCTACTTTAAAATACGGAGATAAAGTTACACTACCTCCCGCACTAAAACCAGCACCAGATTCAACTTTACCTGCTGTCACAGTAAAAGTGTCTGATGTTCTTGTTATTACTTCAAAAGTATTTTGTGTAAAATCTGCACCAACAAAACCAGTGCCACCACCAGGTAGTGTTACACTAGAAAATAAAAATAAATCACCTACCTCTAATCCATGAGAGGCTTTGTTAACAGTAACAGTAGCTGAGTTATTTGTAGTAGTTAAAGTACATGATGTTATATTTGTATCTAAAGGTGAAATATCATAAAAAGCACCATCATGATATAAAAATAAACCTTTGTTTGTTCCTATTACTATGTATCTTTTACCTAATAGGTCACTCCAAATGTGCATGTCTCGACCTACACCAGCTAATGTACTAGAAGTAGTTTGCTCCCAACCACCTATTTTTTCAGGATAACCATATCGAAAACGAACATTATCACAATCAACCCATTTACCTTGTGCGCCAGTTGGTGTTACTTGCTTGTTTATACCTCCAACAATTTGGATTTTACTAAGCATAACATTATCTTATATAATCGGTTACAGTTGAATCTGATGTCCATCTATTAATTCTATTTACAGTTTTTATTGTACCATCACTGTTTAACTCATCTGCATACAATGCTTTAAACGCAGTCATGTCACTTGCATTAGTAATCGCAGTTTCAATATCAGTGCAATCAGTTCGTATTGCTGCAACATAAGTTTTTACTGCATCAGGAATAGCTTTACTGCTATCATAAATACTACGTTCTACTAACCAATTAAATCTAGCTATTAATACGTTAGCAGTAATTTTACATTGATTTTTAGCTATTGTTTTTAGACCATAATCTATTACTTGATTACCTTCAGCATCTTTTAAATCATTACCACTTTCATCTTTTGCATTTGCATCATCTAATGCTTTATCACTGGTGGTGTATTTAGTAGTTACTTTTTTATTAGAACTGTCAAATGTGTATGTAGGACTTGAGGTTATCTCAAATCTATCATCTCCTTGTTCTCCTGCTTCTACTGTATAAATACCTATAGTATTCAGTTCATCCCAAGTCCATGCAGTAAATATTCTTCGTGAGTGTCTAATATCATCTATAACCATATCTTTGGGTCTAGCTATTATCTCCTCTATTTTATTGTCTTTTATATACGCCCACATATTATTTCACCTCCTAAAAAGTATTATTATATTTAAAACTCACGTCTCCCCACGCACAGTAGGCATAAATACCACCACTTGTATTATTTGCACCACCATTACCTCTGAGCTTCACCCCATTAGATAAAAAGTCGATTGTGTGAGTTGAACCTGAACTTGCACCAGAAGTCATATCCCAATAAACTTGAGAATATGAATGTGCTGAAGTTGGATTAAAAGGTGCTCTTTTATTATCAAAAACAGTCCAGGGTTCACTACCACCATCAACTCTTTTAAAAGCTATCATTGCGACTCTAAAACCAGTGTAGATGTATACACCTTCATTTTGACCGTTGCCAATGTATTTTCCGAATCTACTAGCACCTGGAACTGAGTGCCAGACATAGGAAACATAATCAGCACTTTCTCCACCTATACCATCTATTCCATTTATTCCAAAAGTAGTAGCAGAAGGACTAGCGATAGTTCCATAACCAGAATAATCAGTTTCTGCTGAACTTGACATTGACAAAACATAACTGGAACCACTTGTTGCCACGTGTTGAACCCATCTACCAGCAGCTCTAGTTCTTGAAATATGCATTATAAACTCAGGAGCTTGGGTAAGACCATGACCGACTGTCGAACTTCCACTAGAACCTGAAATTCCTGTGTAGGTAACAATTGAAAACCCAGCCTTTGTATTCGCCTGCGTTACAGAGTTTGTTGCTCCTTGTGTGTTACTTGCTGTTGTTCCTCCATTTGCACGCCAAGCCCAAGCCATGTAAGTATCTGAACTTCCATTACAATCTCCTTGTTCATTTGCACCTAAAGTAAAACCATCTGAGTCAAATGAAGCCAAATCTTTATTTGAAGAACTTGTTGCTTCAGATGCAGATCTTGAACTCCAAGAAACTTTAGAACGACCTCTTGACGAATCTATTAACATATTTGATACAGATGCGGTAGCAGTTTTTCGTTTTAACCACACAAGGTCTGGTTGAAATCCTAAACCAGTTACATTCAGTGTGCCTGCATTTCCTGTATAAAGAATTGTATTAAATTGTTGATGTGGTCCATCTGTATCAGTCCGTGCTACGTCTATGTCATCTGATATGGGTAAGTTAGCACTTGATAAGGCAAGAAAATTAGTAGGAGGTGTATAATAGAAATTCCCCACTGAATTAGAATCACTTGCATTAGCAGAACCACTAGTTTTTGTTCCTGAAAAAGTGCTGTCCTGACCTGCGTTTATAATTGCAGTTGTTCCTGATGATGCACCTTGAAACCATACAGCTGGCATCCATGTACTTCCTTGCCATGTTGATTCTATAGACCAACCATCTATTTGAGTAATATCTGAATTTGTTGCTGTTGCTCCATTAGTATTAGTTGAACCCCAGTTACCATTTAATCCCCAATACATTTTATGATTATCAGCATCTATGGCACACATAATAATATCATTTGCTGTAGTTGCTTTTAAATTAGTATTGGATGCACCTGTGTTTCCTGTATAATCTGTTGATGATTGATATGATATTTTACCACCTTGATAATTGTTTCTATACCACCAAAGATGAACTCCAAAATTTTCTCTATCTGGAGAACCTCCTGCTTGTTTAAAAAAAGCATATTTTATTCCTTTTAAATCTGAGGTCCAACCTGCATGAAGCCTTCCGTCTGAATAATTACCATCAGCATGATAATTAATTTCATAATACCATTTCCCAGATTTTATACCATGTGTACCTAAACAAGATATTCCGTTATGCGTCATAGAAGCACTAGTATTACCGTTAGCAAATGTTATACCTGAATTACCATCATCTTTAATTCCTGTAAGTGCGTTCCATGTACAAAAATTTCCATCACTAGGCATAATTAACTCCCAAATGTTGGACTATCAAGAACTTGATGGTCTACTCCAAGTCCATCTGGTGTCCAATCATGATTATTTCCTGAACTATCATTACCTAAGTCACTTGCATTTTCAAATTTAAGATAAA